GGGAGCTCTCTGCTCTGCTTGTGTGAAAACCACACGCCATATGGTTAGATAGGAGCTGCCGTTATGCCACGCAATCGCGTAGCGTATTACCCGCCTCAGACCATTAACGAGGTCTGGGAAGGGGTAGGCAGTTCTGGGTTCATCCCTGGATCAGGTGGGTCTTCGTCAATTGTTGATTTGACGCATGACCTTTCCAATTTGGGGCACGGTGACTGCGGAGGACCTATGGTCCTCCATAGGCAGCAACGTAGCTACCAGTTGGGATCCTGTTTCGATGGACAAGGCAAAGGATCGCAAGTAGCGATCCACCCTGCCTACTTCCGGGGCGGCGCAGATGAGCCTTTAAACAGCTCTCTGTACGGCCTGGGAGGAACCGCAATTGCGAGGACGATTCCGACGAACCCTGCTGTAGATGTCGCTGACATCTTTGCGCAGAGTATCAACTATCGTCAGGCCTTACCCAAAGCCGCGGGTGCTTCCTTATGGAAGCAACGCGCTCTTGGTTTCAAGGCACTCAATCCGAAGACATTCGCGAATGAGTACTTGAACTGGGAGTTTGGGTGGCTACCTTTCGTGCAAGATATCCGCGACGTTTGTCACGCCGTGGTTCACTCGCACGAGTACCTGAAGAAACTTCAGGCAGGCTCTGATCATAAGACCAGAGCCGGGTATCGTTTCCCGCAATCTATCTCGTACCCCACCTCGGGAGCTCCTGCGTTTGTTTACTCACGCAATAGCTCCCTTAGTGGGTGGTGGACAGGCCCCATTTCGTATAGTTGCGAAGTGGGAACGGATACATGGTTTAAAGGGTGTTACACCTACCATGTTCCGGTAGACCCAGAGAGGATGTCAAATCTTGACAAATTCTCTCAGTACGCTCAACACGTATTGGGTCTACGTCCTACACTTGAAAATGTGTGGGACGCCTCTCCATGGAGCTGGGCCGTTGACTGGTACGCGAATGTGGGTGATGTTGCCCACAATATTTCTGCGTTCAGTCGAGATGGATTGATCCTTCAGTATGGTTACATCATGTGCCATACTTGGGTACGAGAGCTATGGTTCGCCGGTACGGGAACCAATTGCACATCGTGCTCCACAACCGCTCTAAGCGAGTGGAAGGTGAGATATCCAGCTTCGCCATATGGTTTCGGGTTGACCTATGAGGGTCTTAGCGACTCTCAGAAGGCCATCCTCGCCTCGATCGGTATCACCCACTTTCTCTAGTGGAATGATTGGCCGATTGTTCGAGGCTGTCCTGTGCGTAGGGCATACGTTGCGCACATACAATGATGCATGTACCCGCATGTATCCCACACAAAGGAGATCTGTCACATGGCATTCGCCGATCCGATTAGCCTAACGTTTGATGGTGTCGCGTACAATTGTGCTCGTATTAGCACTGGGGTTAACTCCAGTGTCTACTACAAGAACATGGGGAGTGGGAATGACCTTCGTCTTTCCATTTCCTCACAGTACGGACGTCGGACTCGCCGTGTAGCGCGTTTGGATGTCGGCTTGATCGCTGACAATCCGTTCGCAACTGGGCTCTCAGCTTATGAGGTCCAGTCTTACTACATGGTTTTCGACACCCCTGCTACAAGTGGGGTGATCGATGCCGACAATGCGGTGAGAGGTGTGAAAGCCCTTGGGGGCTTCCTCTCATCCACTACCTACGACAACTCCCACAAGATTTTGTCGGGAGAGAACTGACGAAAGTCAGGTCTAGGCTATCAGTCGTCTATACGGCTGACCGGGCGGCCCTTCACAAGGGCCGCCCGGGTCGATCAATGTGACTCCGGATGCACTAGCTTCCTTAGAAAGGAGCGCTGCATGAAGAGCCTCAGCGATCTCTGGCGTTGTCTGGCCGATGAATTGGCCAGATGGTGTCACACAAGCGCGACGCGGGACTTTAATACAGTCCAGCGTCGTGTCGAACACGAGGGGTTCTCGTTTTTTACGATCACCCTCCCTGCCTTTGGAAAAGACTTCGAAAGTTGTCTGGACCTGGGCAGGATTGGCCTGCACGATTTCGATGGATTTCGACGTCGTGGAGGGCTCCCGGTTTTTATGTCGGGTTTCCTCAGCCATGTGTTCGATGCTGATAGTGGTGCACTCTTGGCGCACCCTTCCGTTGATTGCATCTTCGCCATTAGGCAATTGACATGCCTGTATGGGAAGATCGAGCTTCCGTGTAGTAACTCACGGATTGCTCGCGCAATGGAGGGGTACGTCGAGATTGAGAATGAACTCGAGAAGTTGGATTATGCCGTCCGCCCGGGGTCTTTACAGGCCTTTGAGCGGATGTCCAACTTTCTCTTCGCCGACGTACTCTCAGCAGTTGATGCTGAGATTTACTACGGAGACGTCGAGCCTCGCCACGGGCCTGGGGCCACTGCGAACGGACTTATCGGAAACGAGAAGTTCGAGCAGAGGACCTGGACCCGTCGTCTGGAGCAGATATTCCCCTATGGGGAGTACTGTATTCCGAACTGGAGGTATTATTACCTCTTGGACGAAGTCGAGTTCCTGGAGCCGGAACAGGAGATACCCGTTCGGGTGATTCCTGTTCCGAAGACGCTGAAGGGCCCGCGCATTATTGCGATGGAACCCGTCTGGATGCAGTATATGCAACAGGCGATATTCCGTTCATTGGTGCGCGAGCTCGAGGATCCTGAGAACCTGAGTAGTTCCTACTTGGGTTTCACGGACCAGGTCCCTAACCGGGACTTGGCTCGCTTGGGTTCCTCGACTGGTGAACTCGCAACCTTGGATCTCAAGGAGGCGAGTGACCGTGTCCCTCATCTGCTCGTAAAGGTCATGCTGAAGCGTTACCCGCATCTTCTTGAGGCGGTTGAAGCTTCACGTACGACCAGAGCAGAGATTCCCATCTTGGGTCTATGTTTGCCCAATTTGAGGAAGTTCGCGTCAATGGGCTCCGCCTTGTGCTTCCCGTTCGAGGCGATGGTGTTTTTAACCATCGTTTCCCTCGGGATACTGGAGTCACGTCGTGAAAACGAGTGGCCTCAGCTACCGGAAACGGGCACAAGTCGAGTTGCACCACCGTCCATGAGCCGTTTCCACGAGCTCATGGGTAACGCGCGCGTCTATGGGGACGATATCATTGTCCCCACAGACTGTGTCGATTCAGTGATCTGGTATCTTGAATCCTATGGGTTCAGGATCAATCACCAGAAGAGCTTCTGGAATGGCAAATTCCGGGAGAGCTGTGGAGGGGATTTCTATGACGGGCAGGATGTTACGCCTGTTCGTCTGAAACATGAATTCCCGACCTCACTGAAGGACGGTTCCGCGGTGACATCCCTGGTGGAATTCAGAAACCATCTGTATGAGATGGGTCTCTGGAGTACCGCCAAGTGGCTCGACGAGGAGCATATCACGAAGTTACTTCGTGGTAAATACCCCATCGTCTTATCAACGTCACCTTGCCTAGGTCGTCTTAGCGTCTTGCCTTGGGAGGCAGAACGTGTGGACGAACGGACCCAGTCCCCGTTGGTTAAGGGGTGGGTTCCGAGACCACGTATTCCTCGCAACACTGTGGAGGAAGAGTGGGCCCTAGTCAAGTGTCTTAGTTCTCGAACTATGTTCGAGGATGTCCGACACTTGGACCGTTCAGGACGTCCCTCAGCCGTCGACATCAAGCTGAGGTGGGTGACACCCTTCTAGGTTTTATGCTAGAAGGGTGAGGCCACACGCATTGCTCCAAAGCCATTGGAGTGATGAGCACAGTTACGCTAGGTGCCC